ACAAGGGAGGCGGAATTTATGGACTTATTGTTAGCAAAAATCAAGACGGCATAAGTGTTTATGCTAATGGAGCAACTGGTATCGAGCAAATGTTTAAAATTATTGAGGCATTAGGCGGAGAAGTTAAAGCAATAAAAAGTAAAAACGGGTTTTTAAATAAATATGAGGTCATTTTTAATTAAAATGTTTAATTAAAACGAGGGCGGGGCTTTGTCCTCGCTCTCTTTCTTTATTTTTTAAAAGAAACAGTTATTTACAGGCTCTGGTTGTATATAGATTATAAAGGTCGATTTAAAAATAATTAAAAATATGAAATTAACAAAAGAAGAATTAAAAGCAGTGCTTGATGAGGTTGAAAGTGTAAATGGTAAGGGGTGGGAATGGGTGGATATTCCAGCATTTATTAGACGGGACAATGAGGANGAATTAAAGGCAATAATTGCGGGGCTTGAAAAATAGCCCCGTCCTTTTTTATCATATAATGGACAGGGGGGTGTGCGGGGTTGTTTCAATTTTTGGCGTTGTATCCCCCCCGCCATATTACAACCAAAATCAAATAACCATACCACACACCCTTTCATTTTCTTTTTATATCTTGTATAATCAAGATATGTCAAATATTAAAAAACCCGGAGAGATAAGGACTTTCTGGTTCCCTTTTTTTAAAAACCTTACAGAGGACGATTTCCTAAAAATATTCAAAGTCTTATCTTTGATTTCTGTTAATGGATATTTTAAATATAATAAAGCGACTTTGGAGAAATTGAAGAACGACCCTGACGGGAAATGGTTCTTAAAAACTGTTCAATTAGATGAGGATAATCCTATGGGTTTTGCTCCGAGGTGTGCTTCTTTTATCAGGAATTTGGCTAATTTTTTGAAAAATAATCCGTCTTATACTACAGATAAAATGGTGGAGTTTGCTGAGAAAAATCCTCCTCTTAATACTATTGTTAGAAGGTTTGTTGTAAAGAATCTTCCACAGAGCCAGATACCGACTATTCAACCGGATAATCAGGTTTTAGTTGAAGGAAAACATACTCAAAGCGTTCAGGTTTCTTCTGATGAGGAAAAATATATGAATGCTGTTGGTAGGTTGGTTGATTTTTTTGATAAGGCATCTAAAACTATTCTTGTTAAAGATTATAAACAACTTTCAATTGAATCCAAAATTAAAGTTCTCAAAGACATTGCTTCTATTTTGGCTTTAAAGCCGCCAAAGGGATTTAAATGGGGCGGGACGAATGTCTTTAATAAAATCAATGTTTATAATTCCAATCTTAAAGATTTAGAAACCGCTGTTGTTGATTGGCTTAAGCAAAATCAAGAACAATGAGGATAGAGCTTATAAAAAAATACTACGAATCTGAGGAGTATTTTAAAAAACTTCAAGTAAGGGTTAATGTTTTAAAAGAATTAGAATCTAACGAGCTTTATAGGAATAATGTCTTATTAGACCTTTACGCAACAAACCCGCTGGAGTTTATAGAAACTTTCGGCTGGATTATTCAGAAGCCTTTGAATAATAAAGTTGTTCCATTCTTTTTATTTGAGTATCAGAAAAAGGCTTTAATTAAAATGCTTGAAGCAGAAAATGATGATTTTGAACACGAAATTCTTTTTGATAAGCCAAGAGAAATGGGTCTTACTTGGCTTCTTGTTTGGTATATTTTATGGCGCTGGCTTTTTAAGCCTGGCTGGTCTGCTTATGTTATTTCACGCAGAGAGGAAGAAGTAGATGACGGAACAGCAATTCCAGATAATACGATTTTTGGAAAATTTAGGTGGGGAATAAAATCTTTGCCTTCTTGGTTAAAGCCTCCTGGATACATTCCTAAGGGCTCTGGAAAGGGAACGGGAACTGATATGAAACTTAAAATTATTAATCCAAATGTTGGAACTTCCATTGTTGGTTCTTCGTCTTCTTCTTCAGCAGGAAGGTCAAGAAGATACAATTTTGTTTTTATTGATGAGTGTTTCGCTTTAGAGAATTTCTTAGACATTTGGAAATCTTTACAAACTGTTTCTAAGGTTAAGGTTTTTGTTTCGACAACAAAAGCAGATATCAAATTTAATATGTTCAGCAAGATGTGTGAAGAAAAAGGAGACAGGCTTTCTTTCACTTGGAAGGACAATCCTTTTAAAGATGATGTTTGGTTTGAGGAAATGAAAAAGAAAGCAGAACTTGACCCGGAGGTTTTAAAAGAATTTGAACCTTCTTATATGCCTTCACCTAAAAGTCAATACTATCCTGAAATTTCTCAATCAAAATTAATGCCACTTCAATTTAATCCAAAATTACCGCTTTACGCTTCTTTTGACTGGGGACAGCAAGACAAAACTGTAATTGTTTGGGAGCAGTTTGACGGAAAAAATGTTTTGGTTTTAGATGCCTTTATTTACTCTGGTGTTTCTCCTTCTTTTTACTTGCCTTTTTTAAATATTGATTTAGAGTATATAGAGGACTGGTATCAGGTTGATTATGTTAAGAATATGTTGAATAAAATCCGTTCTTGGAGGGTAAGTCCAAAATGGGTTTTTGGAGAGGTAGCACATAAACAAAAAAATGTTTTTATAGAGGGAGATAAAAAACCATACTCAATTGAGTCTTTATTTAGAAAGTATGGAATTCGTTTTCTTGCTAAAGGAGATGGATTGAGTCATCAAGCGAGAAGACATGCAACTTCTTTAATTTTGCCAAGAACGATATTTAATTCAGAATCAGATGGAGCAATGGCAATTTACAATGCTATAGCAAATTCAAGATATGCTACAACTGTAAGGACAGGAACTTCAAAAGATACAATTTTAAAACCAGTTCACACTCCAGAAATTGCTGATATGCGAGCGGCATTTGAAAACTTTGCTTATAACTTTGCAAGGATGTTGAGAGACGATTATAATGAAAGTGGTGGCACAAGAGAATACGATGATGTGATAAAAAATATTTACAGGCGACTTGCTAAAAATATTGCTAAAAATATTGCTAAAAATACTAAAAAATGAAAATAGAGTTAGAGAAATTCTTTAAAAAATTAAAAGACATTTACGGGGAAAAATTAAAAATTTATTTGTATCCTGGTGGTCTTTATCATATTGCTTATAAGGGATATGGAATTGATACATTTACATTGAGCCAATTTTATGAATACCCGTGGGAAGTAAGATTGAAAAATATTAACAAACAAATTTCGGTCGGTTTTAAATTTATCTCTGATAAAGAACAATCAAATAGACTGAAAAAATGGAAAAAGGGTAAGGTTATAGACATTTGAATTTTTTTAAAAAAAGGTTTAAAATTAATTTAAAAAAATGGAAAATAATATAAAATTAGAAGACGTTTATAAACCAGGTCAATTCGAACTTGATACAATTCAAGAAGTTTATAAAAAATATTACACTTGGAGAAATTATCATTTTTTACCAAGAAGGCAATTTAGAGGATTAAACCTTTTAGAATATCTTACTCAGTCAAGAGACATTTTTTATATGAATTCTGGAACTTCAAACGATGATGAAGATAATAATGATAAGCAAAAAACAGATTTTGAAATTTATGTTGGNGAAGCTAGAAGAGCATCTTTGGAAATTCTTTCAACAATTACAGCACTTAAAATAAAACCAAGAAATTTGCCAAACTTTAATAATAATTTAATTTATTGGCAGAAATTCTTAGATGCTATTTACCAAAAATGGCGTGTTAATTCAATTGATAAAATAGAAAAATTCTGGCAGCTTCTTTACGCTATTGTTAACGGAACAGTTGTTGTAAATATAGGTTTTGATTATGGAAAAAGAAAAATAAAAAACATTAAGGGCTTTGACCCAGAAACAGGGGAATTTGACATTGAGGAACTTGACATTAAAAAAATCAACGATGTTGTTACAAGAATTGTTCCCCTTGAAAATGTTTTTATTCCAAAAATATGGGAAAGAAATATACAAAAACAAGAAGAATTGATTATTTCTGATATTCTTACATTAGATGACTTCAAGAGAAAATACACTAATTATCCAAATTCAAAATTTGTCCACACTGGAAACCAACTAATGGCTGATAGTTTGTTTTTGAAACTTTTAGGCGGAGACCAAACGATGCTTGAAAAAGTTGTTGTTCTTTCTTACTACAACGAACCAGAGGATAGATTTGACATTATCGCTAATGGTGTTTATTTAAATCCAATCTCTTACAAGAAAAAACTAACACATTCACCAATTCCATTTAATCACAAAAAACTTCCTTTTGTTTCTAGTATATTTGAACCAATTGACGAGAAATTCTTTTATGGTCTATCTTTGCCATTTAAATTAAAAGATCCCGATGCTTTCTTAAACTCAATGATGGAACTTCTTTTGGAAAGAGAAATGAAAGAAATTTCTCCGCCAATTCTTTCAGAAGACATTGAAAAGAAAGATATTAAATTTGGGGCTAATCAAATTATTCCAGTTACCGACATTAACGCCTATAAAGAATTAACTATTAATCCAGCATCGCCGCAATTTTTCTCAACTTTAAATTATCTTTCTGGAATTGTTCAGGCCCAAACAGGAAGAACGCTTTTACCGGAGTCTTCTTCCATTCAACCAAAAACAGCAACCGAAAGGAGAATACAAGAACAAATAAGATTCCAGGTTTTAAGTTCAATAGTTTTAATGCTCTGGTATCTTATCAGACAAGAATACGAACTTGTTGTAAAAACAGCTCTACAATTTTATTCTTATGACAAATTAAACAAATCAGTTGACGAAAGGATAATCAAAACATTAACCCTTAGTGGAATAAATCTTACAAGAGGTGGAATCGGTAATTTAATTATTAGGATTGTAAAAAGTGTTGCGCCGCCAGGAGTCCTTTTTGGTGAAGAAGAAAGTTTATCAAAGGTCTCTGGACAAACACAAATTATAGAAGTTTCAGCAGATGCCTTAAAAGAATTAGATTTCATTATTGAAGACATTCTCCTTGAACAAGAAGATAGCAACGAATTAAAACAGGCCCTTTTCCAAGAAAAAACAAGTTTTATGCTTCAAGCATTTGGTCAAATTATAGACCCCTTCAAAGCATTTGCTAGATATTTGGAGGTTATAGGAGAATCACCTTCTGATTGGGCAAAAGATGAACTTGTTCCGCAAATCTTTTCAAGGATTAAAGATGTTGAATTGTCACAATTACCGCAACAATTACAACAACAATTACAACAACAATTACCACAACAGCAAAATAATCCTTTGGGTATGGCAATGAATTCAACCGGAATCACAGGACAAAGTGGTAGCATTTTAAATAATTTGCTTTCTCAGTTAAGAGGACAAGCTAATGGCGCACAAGGTGGATTAACTACCGCTCAAACAAATAACATTGGTCAAGAACCACAGTCAATGTAATATGATTAGTTTAATTAAATTTATCTTAAAAAGAATACCAGAACCAAAATTGTTTAAATTGTTTTCTGAGGTTTTGAATAAGGACATTTACATTCCAGCAGAAACTGACATCATTAATGAAATAGAGATTTTTAACAAATCAAAATTTGAGAGATATCTTAAAACTAAAAAATATGTTCTTACCAGTTCTTTATATGGAAAAACAATAGATGAGCAAAATTTTATCAATGGAAGGGTTGCTGAAATATCTGACCTGTTATCAAAATTAAAAGCAGAAAGAGTTAGTGGTCGTAAAAATGATTTAGTGTTTAATGAGAACTTGGGATTAAAGGGCGTCGAAGAGTTAAATAAATTAAAAAATGCCGTATAGTATTATAAAAAGAGGAGACAAATATCTTACAATCAATAAAGACACTGGCAAGGTCAAAGGAACACACGACAGCAGAAAAAAGGCAGTTGCTCAGATGAGGTTGCTTTACAAGATTGAAAACAATAGCAATCCAAAATTACAAAGGTCGACTAAAACAAAAAAAAGAAAAAATGCCAGGAAGTAGAGCGTTAAAAGATAAACTCCTGAAAAAGGATACAAAAAAATCAGTTGGTTCTAAAAAACCAACATTTAAAAGGGTTTCGGTAAAGAAAATTAAATAGTTATGGCTCAAAATTTTATTAAACAAATAAAATTTCAGACATCTAAACCATCGCAAGTTAAATTTGCGAAGGTTTCTATTGGTGGTGTTACAACCAAAGTTCCAAAAGTTAAAATTGGAGCTGTTAAATTTCAAGGGGTAAAAATATCACCAATTAAGTTGTCTGCTACCAAAATGAGTAATGTTAAAATCCCAAAGATTAAAAGAGTAAAAATTGTTTGACTTTTAATGAGGAATGAATAATAATAAAATCAAAGGGCGTAAAAAAATTTTCAATAACGGTCGCCTCGTTATTGTTATACCTTCGGGCGTTTAACAATGACAGTCGCCGTGTCAAAAAAATATGGATGAAAATAAAAATCAAAATGTATTAGATGGTTCGGAAAATGGAACCGAAAATGATGAAAACAAACAACCCACCGAATCGCCGGAAGATGTCTTAAAAAAGGTATCGGCTCTCCGTAAGGAATTAGATAGATTAGAAAAAAAGAAACAAGACGAAGAAAAGGGAGTTTACGAACAAATTAGACAGAAAAATGTTGATAAGGCTTTTGCTAAGGCTTCTGAGCAATTCAAGGATTTGGCTGATAAGCAAAAACTTGATGCCGTTAAAGAATATTTCAACAAAATAGATTCAAAACAATTTGACGTTGAGGATATTATGAACGACATTAAAAAGGCTTATGCTGTTGTAAATGCCGATGAGTTGCTTAAAAAAGCTCAAGAGGCTGATAAAAAAGAATCCGCTACACAGGAAAAGATGGCGGAACTTGGTTCTCACGAACCCTCCTCTGGTAGCACGAGCGAGCAAAAGCAATTTTCTACTGAAGCTCAAGAATTAGCACAAAGATTAGGAATTACTCCTGAGGAGGCTGAAAAATACCTTAATAAGACTAAATTTGGCGAAGGGTGGTCTTACTAGGGTCGGTAGATTGATATTACAAAATTATGTTTCGTCCTTTAAAAAAGATAGATACTAATGCTTTAGAGTTTATCGTTTTGGATAACTCTCAAACTGTATTAGTTGGTTCTTATATTTCACCAAACGGAACAGCCTCTAATTCTAAATATGCTGTTGCTGGCGATGGTTCAACTCCAGCCCTTGGTGTCGTTTCTGCTATTGTCTATCCAGATAGAAATATTGTAAGAGATGCTACTGGTAAACCAGTGGAAACAATTACAACGGCATCAAACAACACCACAACTAATAAAATTGGTGTTCTTTATGTTCCGGCAAAATACGATATGCTTTTTGAAGCAGATGTAGATGCCGCTCTTGGAACAACTACTGGTTCTGATGGTGTTGGTGAATTTAACGGAGCAAATGCTGATACTTTAGCAGAAGACTCTTATATTGTTGTTGGTGGCACTGATTCTCCAAAACTTTTCATTTCTTATGGAAAATCCGGGAATTCTACTACCAAAGTTGTTGGTAGATTCCAAAAAACAGTTTAATTTTGGCTACTTTTTCTTAAACACTGCACAATGTTATTACTGAATCGGTTGAATTGGTCGTATATCTTAATTTAAATGTTATGGATTACGGAACTTCAAAGGCTATATTCCTTAAAGGCGTTTATAAAGACATTGCTGTTTTAGAAGACCAATCCCAAAAACAGCTTTCCACCTTAAAGGGATATAACTTAGTAGATACAAATCCAACAGCTGAAACTCTATTTACCAAATTAACAAAACACAATGAGGAAGAGGCTGAATTTATTTACACCACTGGTGTAAAACCAATAGGTCGAAGGAGACCAGGGGGCAACTACCCATTAACCAACGATTTGGTTGGTTATAGAACAAGAGTTGCCGCTGGTGAACAATTTGCTGGCGTTGCTGAACTCGAGGAAGAGTTCGCTCAAAGAACAAACCCTGCTTATGCTAGCTTCTTAGATAAAGCAGGAAAGGTTCTTAGAGATTTAGAAAACCAAATTTATGCCCAGTATTGGTCTATCTTTAACTTAGCCTTTACTACACCATCTTCTTACAACAGAAATGATATTTTTGCTCGTGGAAATGTTGATGGTTTAAATGAACCATTAATTTCCACCCAGCACGCAAGAGTTGATGGTGGAGCATCTCAGGCTAATACCTTTACTGGAGCAAACGCTCAGGTTCCTTTCTCTGATAACGCTTTATGGTCAGCAAAGACTGTAATGGCTCAACTCGTTGATGATGTTGGAAAACCAATGCCAATGTTGGGTGGTCGTTTTAGTATTATTGTTCCTCCTTATGGAACCTATGTTAGGACTGCTTTGGAATTGGCAATGAGTGAATATAAAATCGATACATCAAACAACAATGTTAACCTCTTTAAGGGATTGATTGCTGATGTATTTACAGCTCCTCATTTGCTTTCTTCCAATGGTGGTTCTAATACGGCTTGGTTCCTCATTGATACGCAAAACAGAAGTTCTCAATTTGGTACTGGTTTAGTAGCTGTTGAATTCTTGCCAATTATTACCCGTGTGAGAACACCCGCAGAAACTGATAACGATGTTTACGAATATCGTGTGAAATTCGAACAAAAAGTTGGTTGGATTGACTGGAGAAATGTTTTTGGCTCAAAGGGTGATAGTAGCACTTACACTGGTTAATCTAATAGCTAATTTTGCCTTTTTCTCTTTCCACTTCTCTTTTTGAGAAAAAGTAGAAGTGGGCAAAAGGTCATTAATGTTTTTCGAATCAAAATGAAAGTAAGGGCAAAATACACGTTTAGGGTTGATTTAGGTTTTGGGAATGTCTATGAATTTTTTGATGGTAAAATTTCCGAAATAAAAGATTCTGATGCTATTTATTTATTTGAAAAATATCCTGGAATGCTAGATGTTGTTGGCAAAGAAACTTCAGAAGAAAAATCAGAAGAAAAAAATGAAGAAATGTCTGATGTAAGCAAATCAGAAAACAGTGACAATGAAACTAAACCCAAAGGTCAAAAAAATAAATCAAAAAATAAATGAGAGGTTTTTTACCGCAGATTGATATAAAATTTGGCGGAACAATATCCCCGATTCCTACCGCTTCAGAATCCAATGTTTTGATAATTGATGATTCTAATTATATCGTTGGCAATACCCAGCTTAGCATTTTTTCTGAATTTTCTCTTGGTTCTTTAAGCTCTATTGAGTTGAGATATTACTTTGCCACAGGAGAAAAAGATGATTCTGGAAATTTAAAATGGTTTCAGGTTCCAGTAAAAGATGCTTCTACTGGTGAATTAATGAATAGACCAAGTATTTTAAATTCATCTTCTCCTTCAGGGGTTGTTGAAGATATAGGAATTTCAAGAGCAATTGCTTTTAAGATAACAGCTAGGGGGGTTGGCACTTCTAATACAGGTTCATCAATTAAGGTTTCTGTTGGAATGGGAATTAACTAATATGGAAAACATCTTAAGAGATGTTGTGTCTCTTTCCAATCAAATAAAAAGTCTGAATTCTGAAATTGACAGGCTTAATTCTTTAATCGAGGACAAGAAAAAAGAACTTAAAATTATTTCTTCGCAAATTTTAGAAGAAATAAAAATTAAGTCTGATAGAGAGAAAGAGGTACTACTTTCAATTGAGAATGATATAAAAGAGAAAGAAAAAGAGATAATTGAATACCAAAAAAAATACTCCGAGTTAAATGATTTAGTTAATTCCCTTTCCCTAATCAAAGAGTCTCTTGAAAAATCAATTAACGAGTTAATTGAAAAAATTAATGAGAAAGAGAAATATATTGAGTTTTTGGATTCTGTGATTTCTGATAAAGAAGTAAAATTATCAACTTCAGAGCTAAAAGAACAACAAATTAAATTTATAGAAAAAACTATTGCTGAAAAACAAGCAGAATACGAAAGAATTAAATCAGAAATCATTGATTTGAAAAATAATAAAAAAGAATTAGAATTAGATATAGAAGAAAAACAAGTAAAAATTGATGAAATGAACGAGCAGTTAACAGGTTTTGTTGAATTCAGAAATGAATTATACTTAAAAGAGAAGGAACTAAAAAATTTAGAAAAAGAATTAAGGGTGATGGAAAAAAGACTTCGCCCTGAATATATAAAGGTCTTTAAGCAAATAACAAATCAATAACAAATCAATGAGTTTTAATACACAATCTGGATTAGGATCAAAAATAATAAAAGGTTCGTTTCAAACATCTAATGGTGTTGGTAGTTATAATGTTGATTTTCCGGTTTCTTTTTCCGGCGGAACAGTTCCCGTTGTTTCTATTAACAACAAGATTAATTCCGTTTATTACTTAACAGCAGTTTCTAATACTGGTTTTTCAATAACTTTTGCTACCGCACCGTCATCAACAATTAACATTGAATATGTGGCAATTGGGTAAAAAAAATAAATCGCAAAAAATGGAGGATTTGCTTTTAAAAAAGAGAATTGATGATTTTTTAAAAGAATACAAAGAACTGGTTTTAAAACACAAAATAGATTTTAATCCTATTTTAGTGTATGATAAAAAAGGAATATTTCCTTCTGTAGAATTGATTGATGTTAGCGGTCAAAATTTAGAAAATACAAAGAAAGATGAAAATAAGTGAAATTTTAGACCAAATTAATGATTATTTACAACATTATACAAATGGCTCGGCTGATAATTCAATGAAAATAAGGGCCATTAACAGAGCCATTGATTATTATCAACTTAGATTAGGATTACCAACAGATAAAAGAACACAAGAAATTTTATTTGATTCCAGCGATTATTTTTATAGAGCAAAAAATGATTTTAGAGAAATTCTTTCTGTAAGATACAAAGATGAAAATTATAATACAGAACAAAATAAATTCTATTACTTTGACTCTTTGTATGATATTATTCCAACGCTTGGTGAACCGCAAACAAAAAGAAGGTATGGTGTAACTATTATTGATGGTGTGAAGTATATTATTATTCACGCACCAAACCTAAGAGCAGGAAAAACAGTTTTTGAAAATTGTGATTCTTTAAGTAATTTTAATTTATTAGATGATGGCATTGATTTAAATCTTGATTTGGTCGAGAAACAAGAAGGTAACGCTTCAATTATTTTTAATATTCAAGCGGGAAATTCTCCCGCATCAAGAGCATCTCTTTTAAAATCAAATGTTAGTTTTAATTGGAAATCTTATATTAAAGACTCTTTAATTAAAGCCGATATTTATTTACCAAACACCAATTTTGATTCTTTGGACTTTAACTTTGGAACAGATTTTTCAAACTACAATAAAATTACGGCTACTACCCAGGAGGACAATTTACCGTTTCAAGTTGGTTGGAATAAAATTGTTTGGGATTTAAATAATATAATAAAAATTGGAATTCCCGATAATTCAAACATTACTTGGTTTAGAATTGATTTTAATGAATCAACTGGCTTTACTAACGCTGTTAATGTAAGAATTGATAATTTAAGATTAGCAACTCCTGATAAATTAATAGTAACCTATCTTTCTAATTACAAAGGCAAGGGTGGTAGTGGAAATGATGTTTACAATTTTGCTTCAGAATCAGACGAATTTCCGGCCGGAGACCTTGTTCCTCAAATTGTTAATTTAATTGCTTTAAGAGCAACATATTTACTTTCACCTCAATTAAAGAAAGATACAGAATTTATGACCGTTTTCAAGGCAGAAGAGATTGATTTTCAAAAGCAATATGGGAAACTTTATCCGCAAGAAAGAACACAACACTTCGGTCGGGTTAAATTTTCTAGGCTGTAATTATGGAAATAAATCGTGGAGAATTAGATTATGTTGTTTACAACAACTTTGCATTTGGCGGACTTAATACCAACGATGACCCAGAGGTTATAAAAGACAACGAGCTTACAGAGGCTTTAAATGTTGTTTACGATAACGCTTTAATTGCCAATAGGTCTGGTTCATCTAAATTTGCTGATTCTCCTAATAATAGTGCATCAATAAAAAGATTATTTACCTTAACCGCATCAGATAAGGCGGAGTTTTTGTTGGTTGTTGCTGGAACAGATATTTATATCTATGACCCTGTAAATAAATTTTTTCTCAAATTAAATCAAACATTTAATTTAACACCTGATTTGGATTTTAACGGCGTTGTTTGGTTTGCTGGCTATTCTAACGATAGGTTTTATGGTGGAAATCTTAAAGACACACCAGTTCGCTGGTATCTTACATTAGATTATGTTGCCTCTGATTTAAGTGGTTCAGAAACATCAATTCCGTTAAAGGATGCTTCGAGGTTTCCTGCTGGCGGTGGAAAGATAGTAATTAAAGATTCTCAAACGGGGAATACATACACAAGAGATTACACTTCAATTAGTGGAAATAATTTGGTTTTAGCAAGTGGACAAACTGCACCAGCAGTTAAAGCAAATTCAGCGGTTTCAATGTGTGCCACTCAGGTTTCTGGAATGCCAAGCGGTGAAATTTGGGTTGTTAACCAAAGGAGGCTTTTTGTTGCCAACAGCCAAAATAATGAAACAAAAATAAATTATTCTCAAATCAATAGTCCTGAAAACTTTGGTGGCGCTGGAATTGTTGGCGGTGGTTTTGAGTATGTTGCTGACGGCGAAGGTGCAATAACCAACATTATTGACTTAGTTGACTATCTTTTAATTACAAAAAGAGACACATTTCAAAGATTTGAATTTATTACTAACGCTTCACTTGATTCAAAACTTGTTTCAATTAGACCGATTATTTCTGGAAAAGGTATTGGTGTAATTAATAACAAATCAACAGTAAAGATTTATAACTCAATTTATGGAATTACACCCGATGGTTTTATTACTAGAATAGATGGAATTACAACTGGTGGCAATACATCTTTGGCTTTTAATATTCTTTCTACCAAAATTAATAATTTCTTAAAGAACTTTGACTTAAACCAATCAAGGGCAATTTATTTTGATAAAAAAATCCTTTTATCACTTAAAACTAAAAACCCAGAAATTCAATCTGGTGTAATTGTTTATGATGTTTTAAAAAATTCATTTTCTTTCTTTACTGGTTGGTCAGTAAATGATTGGACTATTTACAATGATAAACTTCTTTTTGCTTCCGATACTGTTATTAATTTAGCGTTTGATGAAAATGATTATTCAGATAGCGGCATAAGTTATGTTAGCAGAATAAAAACTAAAAGATTTCATTTTGGCGATGTTGCTTTTCCTAAGCAATGTGATAAAATTTTAATAAGCGGATATATTTCAAAAACAACAAAGTTAAAAGTAAAATTATTGTATAATGATTCTGGTAAATTGGGGTTCTTTGAAAGAGAAATAAGAGGAGATGCTGATTATGTAAACTTTGATATTGGTGGTTCTCCTTTGTGGGGTGAAGAAGAATGGGGCGTTTTACCGTTTGGTTGGGGCTCTGGCAGCAATAAAGAAATAGGTTTTTTCAGAGTTTACATAGACCTACCTCTAAGTTTCGGATTTATAAATGTTCAAGTAGAAATTTCATCAAGTGGATTTAATGATAAATGGGCAATACAAAACATTGGTTTCTCACCAAAAGTCGTCAAATCAATTCCTAAACACTTAGTTATATGATACCAAATGCTTATGAAACAACTTTAAAACAATCTCTTTCACAGGGTGGCTCTGAAACAGAAATTTTTGTTGAGTCTTTGGATTTACCAAGCGGTGAAACTATATCAATTAACGATTTTGAAAAAACTGGTGGCGTCGGATTTCTCCTTATTGAGGGAGAAACGCCGAGAGCCGAATATATAAAATTTACTGGAATAGATGTTACCAACAAGAAATTCACCGGAATAACAAGGGGGCTATCTTTTAAAGATAATTCATTTACAAGAAATGATAACCTTGTATTTGCACACCCAGCCGGTTCAAAAGTTCAAATAGTCACAAATACGCACTTTTTAGAAAGTTTTGTTGATAAAAACTCAGATGAAATAATTGGTGGTATCAAAACTTTTTTAAATTTCCCTATTTTACCAAATACCAACCCATTGTCTTTACAACAAGCGGCTAACAAAAAATATGTTGATGAGGTTGTAAGTGGTGCCGTTGGTTCTGCATCAGAATCAATTGCCGGAACTGTTAAATTGGATAAACCCGCTTTATCCGCTTCTCCAAGAGTATACGCAGTAAGAGTCCACCAGCAAGCAACTCCTAATATGACTTTATATGTTCAACCATTCCTACTAGTTTCTCCTGTTTTGGTTTTAGATTTTCCTGGCGGGAATTCTCCAACATTTACAGCCCCAACATCTAATCCAAGAATTGACCTTTTGGTTTATGATTCTGTTAATTCTGTTTTAGCGATAAGACAAGGGGCAGAATCCGCTTCACCACAGATTCCAAATCCAAACCCAAGAGATTTTGTTATTTGTTCTGTTTATCATAGGGTTGGCGAAACTTCTATTAAAGACAAAGATGATGGAACAAATGGTTATATTCGCAAACACGTTGAAAATAATGCTTTCTTTTCAACTATTGCATACAATACACAATCAGGGACCTCTTATACGCTTCAATTATCAGATGTTGGTAAAGTTGTCTTAATGACAAGCAATTCAAGTAGCATCGTTACAGTTCCAAATGATTCTTCTGTTAATTTTCCAATCGGCTCTGTGATTCTTATTAAAAATGGTGGAACAGCAACTACGGCACTTCAAGCCGCAAGCGGTGTAACGCTAGATTTTAGCGATAACACGAGTGGTGTTTTATTGTCAAAAGCAACCGCACTTCTAATAAAAAGGTCAGCGAATTACTGGGACGTAATTTAAAATGGAAAAATTAAGCAAATACCTCAATCCAAGAAATTTAATAATCTTAACCTATTTGAAATTCAAATATGGTTTTAAGAAAGCAAAACTAACTAAAGATATAGTTAAGGGTTGGGGATTTGCTGTTGATAAAGGAGAATATACTCACTTTCATTGTTTAGATGGTCTAGACCCAACAGATATTTACACCACCCCTGGGACTTACAACTGGACCTGTCCAATTGGTGTTACAAAAGTAACCGCTGAATGTTGGGGAGGTGGCGGTGGTGGAGATGGTAGTGGACACAGTGGCGGTGGTGGTGGTTATGCTAGAAAATACGATATCCCTGTTACACCTGGCAACAGTTATACAGTTGTTGTTGGTGCTGGTGGTGTTAATCTTGGTTATGATGGCGGTAAAAGTTATTTTATAAGCGAATCAACGGTTGTTGCTTATGGTGGTTTTGGTTATAGTGGCGCTGGCGGCGGTGGTGTTGGTGATGTTGTATATAGTGGTGGTACTGGAGCTGGTGGTGGTGGCGGCGGAGCTGGGACAATGCAAAATGGTGGCAACTCTCCTGGTATTGATGGTGGATACGGTGGTTTATTAGGCGGTGGAGGCGGTGGTGGTAGTGGTCGGTCGCGTGTTGTTGACCCTCCAGGCGTAGGTGGCGCCGGTGGTGGTTCTTATTCTGGTTATGGGGGACAAAATGGTTATAATGGTGCTGGTGGTGGATTCGGCGGCGGTGGCGGTGCATTTGGTGGTGGTGGCGGAGGTGGTTATGGTTCCTCCAGAGGAGGCGGAGGTGCCCCTGGTGCTGTATATATTTCATACACCAAAAAAAACACCAAACGAGGTCAAATCTTATTCGAAATGCTAAAAAACATCTAAAACTATGGACACACAAATCCTAATGATAATAAAAGATATCTCAATTCCAGCATCAGTGGTTATAATATTTCTCATTTTAGAAAGGGCTGGATTTTTAAAACTTTTAGCTGATTTTCTTAGAAGCAAAATCAACGGCTCAAATGAAATAACAACAAGAGAAGCAATAGATAATTTAGCAAACAACCACCTCCACGAGGTTAAAGATTTGTTGATAGAAATAAGGAATTTGCTGTATAATAAATTTGATGATGTTAACAAAAACTTAAATGAGGTCAATAAAAACATAAACAACCTGGAGACTGAAATAAGTAATAGAATAATAGAAATGAGAAAAGATGTTTTAAATTCAAGAACAAGAAAATAAAAAAATATGCCAACAACACCACAAAACCCACAAGAAGCAAGAGAAATGTTAATTAAAGCTTGGAATCCACAGACGCCAGAACAATTTGCCGCAATAGAAAGATTAGCATCTTTAACACCCGTTAGAGGCGGGCAACAAGCGTCCCAAACACCAACCAGCGTTTCGCAAAATGTTTCGCAAAATAATCCATCACAAACCCCACCTAATTTGATTTCAAGCGGAAGTATGATTGATTATAATCAACTCTTAAATCAAACCCAGCAATTATTTAATAATAGGCAGGACTTATTAAACACAACGCAAAATTTGCTAACTGATTTTACAAACAACCAATTAGCACAACTAGAAGCACAAAGACAAGCGCTTAAACAGCAGATTGAAGCGCAATTTAGCCAACAGGTTGGTAATATCCAACAACAAGAAACGGCAATAACATCAGACACGGAAGCACAACTCGCAAAATTAAGACCATATGCTGGAATTTCAAGTGCGGCTGATAATTATAAAGCATCGGTAAAGGCAGAATTTCAAAAAGCATACCAACAAGCAGAAGCATTAAAACAACAGGCAATTGCTAATGTTGACTTTCAAGCGGCTCAGCAAATATCTAACCTCCAACAAAAGATTTTAGAAAATCATTTAGATACTTTATCTAAAATAGACGAAATACAAACACAAGCATTGCAGGCCTATGCTAATATTCTTTCCGCACAACAAACTTCTAATTTGCAACAAAATCAACTTTCTTTACAAGAAAAACAATTGAAAATAAATTCAATAACACCCCAAATTTCTGCTATTCTTACACAACTAAAGGGCAAGGGATTTGATAATTTAGACCAAACAACAAAAACACAACTACAAGCGCTTACAAAAGAATTAGAAACAGCAATGGAATTACCAGAAGGTTCGCTTTTTGCCGCTTATAAGCAAATCATCAATGACCCGTCAAAAAACATAACAAATTATCTTAATCAGCAAACCGGAGAACTTATAACCTTAGCAATTTCACCTGATGGAAAAATAGAGGTTGCAGACAGAAAGAAAATTTTTGATGTAAGCCAGCCAACGTCAAAAGAAGCGAATATGCTTGCGGTTCAGCAACTTGTTAGAAAGCAAATTGAGGGATTTTATAATATGGCGGCATCTAATGAATTATCAAAATTAGCAGATACTATAAAGAAAACCTACAATATTGACATTACGCCAGAACAGATAAATCAGATTTTTAATCTAAAAAGCGACCCACAGAAAGCAAAAGAAATTATTTCAAACTTAATTCCAAAAAGTAATTCTATGTTTGATTCTTATGCTCCGTCAAAATCAAATCTAAATGTTAAATCAACTGTTCCGTTTGTTTCAGAAACAAAGCAAAATCCACAAGATATAACTGACAACATTTATTCAACAATAATTTCGTCTGCACCAACAATTAAAAAGAACATAGACACGCAAAAAACACTTGAATATGCCGCCAAGAATATATTTGGAAACATTAATAATCTTTTAATAAATAGCGGCATACCAGTCAACGAAGATACATTAAAAGCCGTAGCGTATTCCATTTATGATATATTACCACAAGACTTAGGCTCAATTGACCCATCAAAATTAAGTGGTGATGCTTTATATGCTTATAGTCTTTTAAGAAAGTATCTCTACTTACCATCAAGTTCAAGTAATAGTGTAATTCTCAATATACCTGGATTAGAAAACATACAAAGTCAATAAAATAAAATGGATGAATTATATAAAAACCTACAAACAAATAATCAACAATTACCAGCATCAAATTTTCAACTCACGGGAGGCGCAGGACAAGAACTTTATTCCAATGCTTCGCTTATTACTGATGCATTAAAGAATGCGGGAATTAATTCCCCCAATTTAAGTAAAAGTGAGGAATTATTGCAAAAACCAATCACAAGTCAAATATGGAATTTGCTTTTAAGTGGCGCTACATTTGGTTTAGCGGGAAGTGTTCCAGACCCAGAGACGGCACAAAAAAGTGGAAATTTATTATATCAAGAATTAGATATTCCACTAGTAAATTGGCTTTACAAAAATCTTATTAGTCCATATGGAATTAGTGCCGCTGGTTTAGTAGAAGGTGGAATGTTTGCTACATTAGCTGGTAAAATAGGTAAAATTGGTGGTGCAATAACTAAAACAGCATTAGGTTTGGGCGGAAAAACATTAGAAAGGGTTGGAGCAACAGAAATAGTTGATGCTTTAAATAAAGCATTTTATAACCTTTCTCCCGGAGAAAGAGAAATATCCAGAAAAATGGCGGAGCAGTCATTTGTGTTTTCCCTGCTCGGTGCCGGAAATTTGGCAAAGCAACAATATTGGCAAACGGGTCAAGCACCGAATTTGGGAGAAAGCTTAAAAAATGTTGCCCTAGAATACCTCAATCCATTTACATATGTTGGCGCCGGCATTGCCACCGGATTAGATGTAATGCTCGGCGGAGTTCTTGCGGGAAGAGCGGCAAAACAACTTGAGGGTGTGTTGGGTAGAGAAATTCCGCTTTCCGAAAGAATAAAAAACTTTATGAACACCGGCAATTATGTGGAAAACAGTATTCCTAAAATAAACGAGATTATAAAAACAATACCTGTAAATGATTTCACTTATCGTTCTTTATACGAAACCCTTAAGAAAGAGCCAATAATTTATTCTAATAACATAAAACCAGCGTTAGATGCTTTAAAATTATCATTACCAGAAAAAACCTTATCTCAATTAGATTTTAAAATAGATAATCTTAAATCATTTTTTAATGATGTTTTGCCCGACTTACCGCTCAAGGATTTGGTTGGGTATTCTGTTTTTGAAAGGGGGGGTATTTCAAAAATAACGGATTTTATAAACAAAGTTTCTGACCCAATAGAACAAAAATTCCTTAAATCCAATTTTAATCAGTTGGTTGATTCGGCAAATGGAATTATGGATAACACTGCAAAAATGTTTAATCTTGTATTAGAAAATAGCGACAAGTTTAATTTTGAGGGGATAAATATAGACAGATTAAAGGAAATTTTTAATAAAAATAAATTAGAAACAACACAAAGACAAATAGAAATTAAAAAAACACAACTAGATTCTTTAAATAATCAATTAAAAGAGGCGACCGATGTCAATGAAAAAAAATTAATTTTAAGGGAAATAAATGCGACCAAGGAAGAAATAGCAAAACTTAATAAAGATGGTGTTGTTAATTATGCTGTTGTGGATAATATACCGCTGGTGCAAAAACAAATGATTTTAAATTCAATCTTGTCTAATCCTGTTGTGGTTGGAAAAGCATTAAGGGGAACGCAATTTGAAATGCTTCTTAAAGAAAGACTTGACTTGTTGAATAAATTTGATTCATTGGCCAATAGTTTCTCGGGGGATTTTTTAAGAATATTGCCCAAATATGATAGTAATGCATTTATCAAATTAATTTCTGATTACAAAAACAACCCCAGAAACATTTTTGGAGAAAGGTCGCTTGGTTTTCCAGCGACATCGGATGAATTTCACCCATACCTCAAAAATTTACCACCAGAGGAAAAGGATAAATTTCTTAAATTTATTAATGGCAAATTAGACGAAGCAACCATTCCTGGTGAAATTAAATCAAAACCAACCGAAGTTCCCGAAGCTATTAATCGGGCGGGTGATATGGTTAATGCTTCCGTTGGTGGGGTAAATGAAGTTATTGGAAATGCACCAAAAGAAATTAAAGAATCGTTTAAAAACGCTCTTGTTGTATTAGATAATCTTGATAAAATAGCAACCACACCAGAAAAGAGAGTTATAGCAGATAAAATAAAAGACATTGTTGATAAAAAAATTGAGAATG